TTCTCAGGCAACCATGCAGGACGGTAACCAGCAGGAGGAGTTTCAGGGTCAACTACAGTGGCAATACCATTAGCCTTATCAATCATCTTCTGATTGTGGTCTGCTGGTGCATCCCCTGTTGTCTCGGGTGTCTGTACTACTACAGTATTAAGTGTCATGGGTTCCTTAGAATTCGGTAATTACTTGACCATCTGGGAACACCTTGATTGCAACTGCATTAGCATCAGGTGTGAAGTCAACTGCTTTGGCAGCTTCACCGTGGTAAGTAATACGTGGATCTTCTTCATCAACAATACGAGTAAGGCCATCAGCCAATTCAGGGATTGGATCAGATTGAGGCTCTTGAACCGCAGGTGTATCTACTGTCTCTGTAGGTTCTACAGGTGTGGCTTGTTCTGTCGCTTCTGTAGCAACATCTTGATTTTCTGACATTTGTATTCCTGTTAGAAGGAGTAGATAACTATTCCATTCTCTTGAATGAAAATAGTTTTAGCATCTGACTCTTGGTTGTATGGATGTTTTTTAGCTGCTTCGTTCTGGTATGTAACCACTGCCTCAGTGGAGGGATCTCTCCCTAGATCCACTGGTGCAGGTTCTTCACGAATAACATCATCCTCATTAAGCACTGGCTTGGGGAGCTTGGGCTTCTTGGTTGGCTTGTCCGTCATTTGCAATCCTTTGTTTAGCTGCTGCACCCATCTGATTAATAGCTGGAGCCACGGCTTGATGAGCCATTGCCATCATTGCCTGTTGCTGTTGTGCTTGAGCTGCTGCTTGTTGTTCTTGTTGCTGTTGCTCGGGTGATTTAATCAATCCCTTGATATCAATTCCTAGGGCAGTACCAACACGCATAATTGCATCATCTACGTTTAGCTTAGACATAACAGCCTCTGCTCCGAAAGTCTGAGTAAGTATTGTGAGGAAGGACTGAAGCTTAGTCAAGTCATTTCCACGACCTAATGCTTCCATGCCTGTCACGATTACTGGCTCTACTGTGTCCTTAGGAAGCGTTGGAAGCTTCTTAGCTTTCTCCATTGCAAACATTAACCGCTTAACTACTGGTAGCTGTAACTCTTGACTAAGGATTGAGTAGATTCCACCAAGGGCAGACTCTAGTTCATTAGCCATGTACCGAATTTCTTCAGCAGTTACACGATCACCATTCCGTTGAATGGCAGAGTTAAGCAGGAAAGCATAAGCCAGTCGATCTTCAATGGTCTTGATTGTTTCCAGAGCTACACGGTAGTCGTTGTATTTATCCAGCCCTAAAGCTGTTACATCTTTCTCCATGCCTTCGAGGATTGCGCCATTGGCTGCTTGCTCTAATGCTCGTGGGTCTGTAGTTCCGTTTGGGTTAACAAGGAACACAGTCTTGGCAGCAATAGCTGAACCTTCAACAATCGCTTGGGAAAGACCATCGAGAGACTTGATGTCCCCTAGGTACTCTTCAACATAACTGCGACCATAGTCTTCATTATCAACACGAGAGAATCGTACTGGTATCCACGGGGATTTATCGAATGGATATGTTCCATCAGAATCAGGGATCTTTTTACCTTTGATCTCTTGGTACACTTCCCACCGTTTTTCCTCAAGGTACACATGGGTGTACAGCTTCAATGCCTTCTCACGAGAGATGTCTTCAGTCTTAGCATCGGGATCAAACCCAATGAATGCTTGAATCTCTTTAGAGAGTGTGGCTGGAGATACCGACTCCTCTACTACGATGTCTAGTACATTGCCATAGGGATCTCGTTGCACCATGTAGCGATCTAGGTGGAATACTCTCATACCACCCTCTTTTGGGAGATACAACAGCACATTACCGCCTACTACTAAATGCTTCATTGCTTCAAAGCCAGCGACTCTGATAGCACCCTTCTCAATTTCAGTCTGTACTGCTCTCTCAATTTTGTTGAGACCTTCTTCTACCTGAGCTCTCATTCCCTCTTGCTTGGTGAGTTCTTCTAGTGTGAAGTCATCAATCTGCAATTTGAAGAATGGGGAATTAGGGGGAAACAAAGCGAGTAAGAGCTTAGATGAGAGGTTATTTACTCCTCGTGCTCCAAGTCCTTGCCAAGGGGTTGCAAAGTGAACTGCCCCTGTCTCTCCGAATACGGGAGGGATTAATGTAGGGATTGTGAACTTTGCACATTCTCTTGCCCTCATTAAGAAGGGACTACGCTTTGAATCGAGCTTGGCATATAAGGAAGCAGCACGACCTTGTACTTCTTCCTTATTCTCTTCCTGTTTCGATTCCATTTGAATCCTTAGTTAGGGATATTTAATCCACCTGTTGTACTATTTGCTGCTCCAGTTACAGGGCTAGTCATGTCAATTAACAATCCACCTCTTGCCTTGAGCCTTCCCAATTTTCCCTTTGCACTATTGGCTGGATCTGATCGTGGATCAGTTTCAGGGTTTGCAGGGGCAGCAGGAGCTGGTGTGGAAGTTTGGGACTGGGGCTGAGGAATAGAAGGTTTATCTACACCTATTGCCACTCCCACTGGTTTAAGTGCACTTGTTACAGCACTTGCAAGCGGTTGAACAACTGCCTTTTCAATGGGCTGAAATACCTGTGTTGCTACATCACTTACCGTCTTTACGGGGCCACCTCCACCACACATAACTACTCCTTAGTTTGGAATGTTTAACCCACTGGACGCACCAGCAGATTGTGTGGTTCCAGCAGTTTGATCTATACGCAAACCTGCACGACCTTTTAGACGGGCAAGCTTTGCTGCATCGGACTGAGAGGAGTCTGCTGCCGAAGCCATAGCTACTGCTGGGGCTGGAGGTGCTGGAGCAGGAGCTGGGGGTGCTGCTGCGGGAGCAGAAGGTGATCCACCTATACACATATTAATTTTCCAGTAAATTTAAATTCTGTTGTTTGAATTGGTGCTCCAGAAATTGAACTACGGTCTGCTCCCCTTGTCTTCGGTAGAAGTCTTCGAGAGCATTCCCCATAGGGCAAGTGTCTGGGAAGCGTTCCTTAAGTGCATCAAGGAATACCTTGTCAACTGTTGGGAAAGTGCTAAATGACTTTTTCTCTTTCATGTGTTGACTCCTATAGTACGGGGTAATTCATCGGCCTTGCTGGGCTTGGCTTCAGGGGCTACTGGTTTCTTGCCGAAGATGGCATCCCAGTTACTCTCAAATTTCTCTTTATCTAAAATTGGGCGAGGTCTACATCCCTTGCCACCGTCATGGCTAGGGAGATTTACTATTGTTCTGGTCATCAGTTAACTCCAATAATTCCACCCGATATACGGTATGGGTAATCACGTTTACGGTAGAAGCAATACTCAATATCATTCTTAATGGAATGGAAAGCATCCTCACGAATGTTGTCGGTACAAATAGCAGGGGGAACCGAAGTCCCCCACATTCCAAAGTTACCAACCACCAGCGCCCCAAGGAGAAAAGCCATTACGATAATGAAACTTCCTTTTATCGGATGCAAAAGAACTCCTTGGGTCTATCGTCACCCTCTGGGTAAAACTTGGAGTAATGAGTAAGCATCAATAGGTTACACATCGCATGAGCTAGATGAGGTAGTCCTGAATCAGAATCCACCTCTTCACCACGGAACCATGCAAACATGTGACGCATTAAGCAAGCGAATGGCACAGTCCACTTCATGCCCTTCATCCAGTTATTACGTGCATACTTCTTCTCACCGAACATTAATACCTTGGCTGTGTCTTCCAGCAAGTGCATAGGGATCAAAGAGTAGTCAGCTTTACCTGCGTTGTATCGAGCACCAGAACCTTTGGCATCGCTAGTCACATCGCCAATACCTTTGGTACGGTCAATTCCTAGAGATGCATCAATCTTCTCTGCTACCTCTTTAGGAGCTACTACGTGAGTTTGCTTCCAGATAGTTCTATCTTCACGCAAGCATTCGTTATCAGCGGAAGTGCATCCCTCCTCATCACCATCGAATGAGCAGCCTGAACAGGAATTAGCTATTGGGGATTTAACTGTGTGGTAATGAATACCATTAATTACTTTATCCATGTGGATACTCTTTCAGAAAATAAATGAATATATGAATTGAAGAATCTACGAATGACATAGCTTCTAGCCACGGAGATAACCGTGTACACAAGCCCCATGTAGAAGTTAGTCAGGAGATCAACATGGATATGGAAGAACAATGGCAACAGAATTAAATTCACAACGAAGTTAATCCCAAAGCCAATGGCTACATTTATCCATGCCTCCACGAATGAACCTAGTCGTGATTGGCTCATCTGAATCCTGACAGTCGTGGGCTAAATACAAAGGTTGCTTGGTAGTTATCTACAGGTACAACATTGGGATCTACATAGCCACGGATGTTCCATCCAAAGTTAACGTAGATACAGCGAGTGGTATTGAATACCTGCTTGACGTAAGTAAGCTGGAATAACCCACCCGCTTTAACCAAACACCACCCCGCTTTAGCGTTGTCGTTATCCTTGATCGTCTGGTCACCATAGATAACTACAGGATCAGCCCCACGCAAAATGTATTTCAACCCAAAGCTGTAAGCAGGATTACGCATTAACCAGCGAACCATAATCCAGTAACTTGATATACCCATACTTGCTAAGTAGAACGTGCGGTCACCTAATAGACTGTTGTCTGGAGTCATAAACCAACTTAACCAAGAAGGAAGCCTAGGTTCAACTTCCTCATAACTATGGTTATCACACCAGCCCCACTGGGGCGTAGCTAGTAAGGGAAGGACTGGAGATAACAGTAGTCCAATTAAGGTAACAACCAGTGATATTGGAACTAGTAATACATACAATAAATAGATCATGATGTTATTTTCATTTTAGGAGGTGACCATAGTTTCACTTTGCATTTCTTGTGGTCATACTCTGGTGTACGGAGAATCCTTGCTACTCGTGCTTGAACTAATGCTTCTTCCTCGCCTAGACCAGCCTTCTCGAATGCTTTAACGACAGCACACCACATGTACCAGTTGCTGTACTTCTCATGGTCATTGGACTTAGCTAGTGCCAGAGCATCGTCAAGGATCTTCTTAGCACCTACAGCACCAACGCTAGGGCAACCCTTGTAACCATCAGTTGCATCCCCTGTTAGGGTCTGTGTCATGTGGTAGTAGTCAGCCTCAGCCAAGGTGGTAGTGAAGGTTAAGTCTTTACCAAAGTTGTAGTGGTTAGCTGGAATAGTCTTCAGGTCTTTATCAATGGTGCAGATGACATAGTCAAGATTTGTGGCAAAGAAGTTCGATGAATCAGTTGCCATTAGTCCCAGTACATCATCGCCTTCTAGTGTTGGAATGATTACTGACTTATAAGTCTCCTGTCCCCATGCACGAATAGGTGCGAGAGTCAGTGGCTTACGGGTGTCCTTGCGGTTTGACTTGTAGGTAGGCAAGACATCCTTGCGGAAGTTTTCTGTATCTGACCATGCCAAGATTGCATTGTCACAGCCAGCTTTAGCAGTGATGGTTTCAACCATGTGAGCAAAGTGTTCCTTAGCTTCGGACCCAAAGGAATGAAGAGTCCATAGGTCATCGCCCCACTTCACTGGACGCTCAGATACTACGGATGCTTGATAAGCAAGAACGTCTGCATCAATGAGGGCTATCAGTTTTTTAGTCATTTACCGCACTCCTCAGTAACCTTAGCCTTGCGATTGAGCAAGACACCCAAGGAGATCACTGGAATACCGAAGTGACTACGGATAACATTGGCTGCTACCGCCTTATCTATACCCATACACACACGAGCTGATTCTTCAGCTACCTCTTGCATGAACTGGATCAAGCTAGGCATCGCTGCCTTAGGCACTGTCTCCCCGAAGGATTTACCTACGAGGCGAGTAGCCATGTCTTCAATACCGTGTTCGTTAATCATTAGTAATCTTTCTTGGCAGAGCCGATGAGTTCTACTGCGATTGGGTTTCCATACTTGTAATCAAGAGTTAGCTTGATGTTTGAGTGATGTTCCTGATTGGAGCTAATGTGAACAACACGTCCTGAATTTAATGTCATATATCGGACAACTTCTCTTGGCTTGATGCGGTATCTGTTCTGCTCGGATAAATGAAACTCATATCTTTCACGCATGTAATTAATCTCAGACTTAATCCATCCCTTACGTGGCACATAGAATTCAACTACGTCTCCATTCAGCACTGCTTTTAGCAAGTCGTCCTGCCACAGTGGTTTAGCAACTCGGTACTGACACTTTGCATTCCATGCTGGAACCTTGGTTTTGAACCACTGACAAAATCCTGCATCGTAGTATTCAATCTCTGCGCCATCAGCCCACTTCTTAATCAACTCTGCGTGTACGTGCTTATTCATTTCTTGTCCTTTAATTTCTTAATCCAATAGATAGTCTTTGATCCACCCCAAGGTTCTTCAGGTTCATAGACCTTGAAGCCACAGCTAATTAAGCTGTTGGAACTTGGGGTATTACCTGTTGTGTCTGAGATAAGCTCGGTGAATCCAAGCTTCCTAGCGTGTGCTTCTCGTGCCTTGATGAGTCTCTTCTGTAGTCCGTTACCTCTGCAACTCTCGACAACTCCAGAGCGACAGAGGTATCCACTGGTTCCCTTCTGGGTCATTCCAGCAAAACCTACATCCCTACCTTCTTCATCCTGTGCAACCCACCAGTCACCAACCATTACCGAATGAACGGTATCGGTTGGTAAGCAGTTACGCTGAAGCACCCTAAGCAACTGTCTATTTATTGTTGTCTTGGAGTTAATCCTTACGATCTTGTAGTTCATAGGTGTCCTCCATTCTTAATAAATTGAAGTCCGATACCAGTGATGCGCCAGATACGACCACACATCATTGGTGCTTCGAGAGTTGAGATAAGTCCAAGGGATGCAGCAGCAGCTACACCCTGAAGATTCAATCGGGCGAAGTTAGAAGCCAGAGAGAATGGTTTGATGTAGGCATGCTTAACTACTTTGTAAAGTTCAGGATTAGTTTTCAATGGGTGTCACTCCAGTTCAAGCCGATCTTGAATTCGCCAGCAGTAGGACATCGGAAGTTAAAGTGCTCACCAGCTAGGCGCACACATTTAGTTGCCAGTTCTGCAACTTCCTGTGCAACCTCTGGTGTACGGCAAGCAATCTGTACCTCATCGTGAGACCAAGCGCAGAAGCAATAGCCGCCTTCCCATCCGTGAACTAATCCACGAACCTGTAGTTGCGCCTCAAGCATGACAAGCCACTGCTTACATACGATTGCACCAGCTCCTTGTAGGAGAGTGTTTAGTGCAGCGTGTGATGACCTAACATAAATTCGCCTCCCATCCAACCCCATGAGGTAGCCTCGTTTAGCAACCTCTTTAACGTCTTCGACAAGTCGTCCAAGGGCTGGCAAGTTCCGCAGAAACTTAGCTTTGAGTTTCTTACCGTCACTCGCACTTCCAGATATAACGGAACCAATCTTTTCATCACCTGCTCCATATAAGAATGCGTAAATAAATGTCTTGGCTTGTGGTCTAGTTGCTAGTCCTGCTGCAAGTTGATTAGTGGTATGGATGTCCCCCTCTAGGAGAGCAGTACCGTAGGCTCCACCATCGTACTTAGCCATATAGTGAGCGAGGCAGCGCAGCTCAAGACCAGAAGCATCAGCCCCAACCAGCGTCCAACCCACAGGGACAGTGAATAGCGAACGGCACTCATGTCCATATGGACTATTCGAGCTTGGCACTTGTGAAATATTTGGGCGAGAATGAGTAGCCCTCCCAGTAACTGCCCCATTAGTATTAATAGATCCATGTAACTTTCCATCCTTTACTAAGTTGAGCCATGCGTTGTCTCCTTCGGCTAACTGAGAGATACGCTTCTGTACCATAAGGAACTCGCTGAGTAGCTTGCAGGGTTCGTACTTCAAACTTGCAAGCACCACCTCATCAACCTTAGGCTTACCGCCTTCAGTCATAACCAGTGGTTCCCAGCCGTACAGAGTCATTAACCTATTGGCAATGTGGTCACGAGAGGAGGGGTTAAAGACAACAGTCTTGTACCGTTTGATAGGCACACCTTTGACATACCCCTGCTTCTTGTTGTTCACCTTAGGAATGAAGTCTCCCAAGCACACCTGCCAAGGAGGGAACAATGCAGCGCACTGCTCTGTTAGTTCTGCCTTACGTTTAGCCAGGAGCGCATAGAGTTCAACCCCTGCCTTCTCATTAAAGACAAAGCCGTTCTGTTCCTGTTTAGACATGAGCCAAGCAACTTGGTGCTCAAGATCCATACAGCGTTGATCCCAATTAGCACCCAGTAGTTTCTCTAGGAGATCCGCAGTTACACGACAGTCCTGCTCGTTGTACTCAAGCATCTCTGGTGAGAACTCTTCCCACCCACCCGTGTACTCACCCTTGTGGTTACCCAATCGGTGACCCCAAGCTTCCAGTGAGTGATAGCCGAAGCACTTACTAGGGAGAGTCCCCCTCTTAAGTAATGGGAGGTCAGTGTCACTAAGGTTTGCATGGATCAACCTAGAGAGAACCAAGGTGTCTACGATGGAGTCCTTAGGTATCCCGTGTTGGGGGTAAAGCTTATCTATTACTGCGTAGTCATACTTGATAGCGTTATGGCCTACGAGTTTGTGTCCTTTATTAGCCAGAGCTACTAACTGTGTAATGCCCTCAACAACCTCATTACCAATGAATGATCTGTGGTTTCGAGTCTCTGTGTTTAAGATCACCATGCAGTGAACCTTTGATACTTCATTAAGGAGACCATTAGTCTCTAAGTCGAATACGTATGCCATTGCTGTCCCTCACGACTCGCTAAATTTTTAGAACAAAAAAATCCCCACCCCCTTGTGAGAGGTGGGGATTAGTGCGGGGTGATTCCCCTTGTTTACTAGCTGTTAGGCTAGTGTGTAACGTGCGTACCGTTGTCCAGTTGTAGGATGCTTACGGAATACAGAGACAATGTTGTGTCCAAGATCACGTAGTTCGCTGATACGTTTGGTTAAAGACTGGATTGAGTAGTCAATCATTGCTTCACGTTGAGTGATGCTCCCTGTCTTACGTAGGTGGTTCAGGATTAATTCTTGTTGAGTCATTGGAGTTCCTAAAAGTTATCGGGGTTTGCTACGGATCTATTGAGAGCCATGAATCCCTCTTGGAGGTGCGTCTTAGCAATGGCTACCCATCGCTTTGAACCAGCACTTCCGTAACTGAGGGATTCAATCAATACTTCAAGACCTTTTGCGTAGCTATTGATCTGCTCAAGAAGTAACTTATCTTGATTAATCAGTTGCTTGTGTGCCACTAGTAATCCTTGTTAGTTTGGTCTGTGAATGGTGTTACTTCAGTGTGCTCAGACAATCTGCCTGTCTCTGGTGTGTATAGAAGTTGTCCTGCCTCACCAGTCTGTCCAGTGAAGCGGTTCTTCAATACTCTTAGAGTGGTTACGTTGGGGTTATCCCCCTGCTGATCACGCTCTAGTCCAATTACCATGTCAGATAACTGAGCAATGGCATGTGAACCACGAAGCTGTGCGAGTGAGGTCTTGCCGCCCTCCTCATGTGACTTACCTTCGGGTCTCTTTAAGTGAGACACCAAGAACAATCCGATACCAGTCTCTTCGACTAAGGTACGTAGCATGGTCATGGTTAAGTCAATGAGTCTTCGTTCATCTCCCCCCTCGATCCCACTAACAACAATGCTGAGGTGATCCAGAACGATCCAATCACAGCCACAGCCACGGGCGAGGTAGCGAATGCGTGAAAGAAGATTATCTAGATCACTAGAGCCGAAGTGGTTATATAGGTAAAGGCGGTTAGAACCAACAGTATTGTCGAATGCAACTTTAAGGTCTGCATCATTTACTCCTTCACGAGATATGTGTAGTGGTTTACTGAGCTCAATCCCCATAAGACCTAAAGCTGTACGCTTGGGGTTCTCTTCCAACATAAGGAGACCAACGGTTTGACCTTCGGTTAACAGGTGGTGCGTGATCTCACGGACAATGGCTGACTTGCCGATACCTGATCCAGCGGTGAAGGTAACTAGCTCACCCTTGCGGGAACCTAGAGTGATCTTGTTGAGTCCTTCCCAAGGGTATAGGATAGATTCAATGACCTCCTCTGAGGACACCTGATCCCAGAGTTCTGAACCAGAGATAACTCCATCAGGTCTAAAGGTCTTTGCATTCCACATCGCACTAATGATCTCGTCAGGGCATCCTGCCTTGAGACATTCATTAGGATCTTTGCGAGGGAGAGTTGCAATCTTTGCCTTACCTGCTTCAAGCAGCTCTGCACATTCTTTGGCTGCTGCCTGACCAACCTCATCCATGTCAAACATGAATATGACTTCATCGAACTGGTTCAGATACTCTAGGTTCCTGCGTATAGCCTTAGCTGCACCTGCTGCTCCGTTGGGGATTGATACGACAGGCCACTTGTTCCCTTGAACTTGCGATACTGTGAGGCAATCAATCTCCCCCTCCGTAACAACAATTTTCTTACCCTTGTTCCAGAGTTTTGCTCCAAATAGTTGAGCATCATTAAGCGATCCAACAATGTGGAACTGCTTATTGGCTCCTCTAATTTTCTGAGCAACTATCTCTCCTTCTTCATTGAAGTACGGGGCAATCTGAACAGTAGCACCATTCTGTGATCCGACTGCATAGGAAAATTTTCTGCAAGTATCCTCAGTAATCTTACGAGCAACCAAGTCTTGATATTCGCCAACATAAAATCCTGCCTTCTGTTTCTTTGGTTGAGCTTCCGAAGTCTCACCCCCATGCTGCACTGTCTTCTTGCAAACAAAGCAATGGGTGTGACCATCTGTGTACAACGCATTACCATCACTTGACCCACACTCTTCACAAGGTATGTGCTTTATGAGGCTGCTTTCTTCTCTTTCAGCCATGCTTCTGGGATCTCCTTATCTGCGTACTTGAACCCATGCTTCTCACACCAATCTGCATAGGTGGTCTTAGATAACTTTGAGATGCGGGACTTAGAGTTACTGAACACAAAACGAATGTCGTGCTCTGGGTGCTGCGCTTTAACTAGGATGTGCTTTTGTCTATCCGCTGTTAGGAAGCGACCCTTACTCTCTACGATGATGTCGTTGGTAAATACGAAGTCTGGTGTGTACTTAGAGTCACGTTGAGGCTTGGTATATTTGATAACCATTTCCTCAAACGTGAACTTAATACCCTTAGACCTGAGCTTGGCAGCAATGGATGCCTCAAGCCCAGATCGGAAACCATACTGAAGACCAACTTCTTTAGAAGTCTTCTTTATCACCAGTTGGTTCCTCATTATTGAAAGGACTTGTAGATTCCTCTGCCTCGAAGCCATCTTGTGCTTCAAAGCCGAAGCTATCTGCTGTCGAACCTTGGTATTCCTTCAGGTCAATAACCTGTACAGCTTCTAAGCGCAAGGAGATACCCGCACCAATCAGAGCTGTGTAGAAAGGACTTGGTGTGTAAGACACGATAAGTGTGGAACCACCGCCAATGTTTACACCTTCACCCAATGGTTTACCTTTGGCATCAAAGAGTGCTGGTTTACGTGACCATGCTTTACCAGCCTCGGTTACACCAGAAGCCTTCATTTTGAAGGAGACTACTAAGTTGCCATCGTCATCCCATGAATATGGTTTGTCGGCTTCTTTGATGGGTTTAGCTTTCTGACCAGCCTTGGGCTTGTTCTCTGCTTTAGCTTCGGCAACGGCTTCCTCTGATTTCTCATCAAGGAATGCTGATAGCTCTTGCGCTTCGTCACCAGTGAACTGAAGCTTGACTGAGTAATGACCTTCAGCGTTGAACTTGGTATCAGGAACAGTTAATTTAGGGTAATTAGCAATACCCTTAGGAGTGAGGAATGAGGGGGCTTTTTCTTGTGCCATGTTTAACCTTGAATGAGTTTGTTGATCTGTGTGAGTACGGCATTGGCACGTTTCACATCTGTTACCTTGGCTTCAATGGCATCTTTATGCACGTTGATTACCTCTTGGTGGTCAGCCATCTCGCTACACGTAGTCGTGATGAAAGTGTCGAGATCAGCAGCCACCGTATTGAAACTGGAAAGAATGCTGTCTACTGTTTTGCTTTTCTTGAAGAGCATGATTACTTCCTTAAGTGGAATGAATAGAAAGACGGGATGTCGATACCCTGTTCACGGAGTTCATGGATCATTGAATGGGTAGGACGGATGCCTTGTTGGAGTAGGGCAATGGCCTTACCTATAGTTGATTGCATGAATTTCTCCTGTGAATGGGTTATCGGCTTTTGAGTCCTGTAGTACGGGGTATTCATAAGTCGTTGATTTAATTGATTAGTAACCACCCCGTAATTCACAATAGTTACGGAGTGGAAACAATTTAGGCGAAGCAATACATTGAGGACTTAACCCCATCTAAATCCAGATCACCTATTTCAAGGTCATCTGGCATCTCCTCCAACAGCACTTCATCAGCTACAGATGCGGTAATGGATGATTTAAATTCAGCCAATACATCATGTCCTTCATACATCTGTACAAAGGTTTCCCTGACGATGCTAAACAGCTTGTCAGTGTCGCAAGCATGAGTTCCAAAGCTATCGTGGATCATTGCGAAGCTATCTATCCCCTCCTCTACACACTGGCAGACAGTCATCATTAAGTGGGAGCTGTCTAATGAGTGAATCCAGTTTGGGGATATGGCACTTGTCTGCTTGCGGAGATCCAATTCATCCAAAGGCTCGTTTAACCACATCTCAATACTTCCATTGATGGCTGTATACACACGACACCGCTTGGTGCTCTTATAGGACTGTTCCACAGTAAAACCAGCAGGGGTTGTCCATCTAATAGCCTGTCGTGCCTTGTTGGAAACCGAAGCTACAGCCTTAATCCAATCCATCGCCTGACCAGCAGCCACCAAGGTAACCGTGACCGACTCCCAGATCTTTTTAGCCATGTATGCAGCAGCTTTGAAACCATCGTCACTGAACGGGAAGTCATCACCCATAGACTTCTGGGCTGGAATAATGATGTCTTCCATGAGCTGTTCTTTGAAGCCATATTCCCGTGAACCATAAGCCAAAGTCATCACTGATCTCTTGCAGGTCTTACGGGAGACACCAAAGGTAAACCACTGTTCAGCTAAGGTTGCCGTACCTTCAATAAGCCTCCCTTCGGGACTCAAGGTATCTGGAGTCCCCTTCTGTAAATCATGCTTCATCTTCTCGATAACCTTATTAGCTACCAACTGGTACACATCGGCTGGCTTGTCTTGTGGTAACAGGTTTACTGCTGCTCCCCCAATGTGATCCCGCAGCATTGCTGAGAAGTGCTGAATGCCTGAGCAAGATCCATCCAATGCAATAGGAAGGTGTGAGACAAAGCTATCGCCTTTCTCGCAGTACCCAGCCCATTCAAAGCAGAACGAGAGGAACTGCCAAGGCTTATCAATCTCCACCCCAGCAATAGATGTCGACCAACCACGGTTTGTATATGGGTCAGCAGCAATAGCCAAGATCTCCTCAGTGTTATCTTCAATCCACTCATAACGCTCTTGAAAAGATACCTTGTCCACCCCTGCTAAGTTAGCTCCATGAATGGCTAACCACATCGCACCACGGTCACCCAATGGTTTCCCTTTAGCAAACCGAAGCAATGCCTTCTGAATATCACTACCCTGTGGGTTGATGTGTGGGACAGCATAGACACGACCACGGAAGTCTAATTGGTAAGGCATGAAGATCCGCTTGAACTCTGAGTAGCGAGTAGCCACCTCAATGGTCATGGAGAAGGCTATACGTGCGCTGGTGGCTTCTAAATGGTTTCGGTGAGCCTGACTAGCATCCCTCTTCCATTGCATCGCTGCGCCCTTGTTTGTCTCAAAATCTATGGGCTTAGTAGGGAGAACTAGATCACTCTTACTTGGGAGACCCCCAACTTCACTGCCGTTTTTCCAAAGAGTATTAAGGACATCCAGTACATCACTATTGATATTCCATGCAGTGTGTTGAAGAGCATTAACAGTTTGGTAAACCTTAGGCATCGGATCTTTACCATAGAGTTCTTCCAGTCTTCTTGAGGTGACCCGCTTCACTAACTTAAGGGGAGTGATGTTGCTAGTGATGTACCCACCGTCATACGGAGTAGTCCAATCTCGTGGCTGAACAACCATCGGCTCAAAGGGGGAACGAACCCCTGCCATGTTGTACTTCTCAATCCATTCAACAGTAGAAGGTTTGGCAGTAATCATATTCACACTTTGTACCCCTGTCTGCCTGACTTGTAGTTCCACAAGGTCTAGACTCTGAATAACTAGATCAATCAGCTTGCTACCGATAAGCACCTTGTTAGATCGACTCCACTCCACCCACCCATCTTTGAAATACTCCGCCCTACGGATAGCGTAAACGTGCTTGTAATGCTGTGATCCACGCTTCATTGTTCCCTTAACGATGGATTCATAGACCTTCTTTTCCTCGGTACGAATACCCGCAAGGCGCAGCTCATCCTCAATTACCGTACCAATCTGAACAGAGAGGCTAGTAGCTGTCTGAGAACCAGATATTCCAGAAATAATGGTCTTCAGGGTGAGGTATGCCAACTGCTCTGAGGAGATGTTATTGCCGATAAAGCGAATTACCGTGTGCTTAACACCTGCCTTGCCTGAGGTGGCTTCCTCCTTAAACTTATCAATAGCCCTGGCTAAATCATTGGTAAATCCAGCAATTAATCGGGTTCCGTACTGAGTGTGATCCTCTGACCCAGAGGCTTTAGCTTGATTCACATTACGGAGATAGCTTTCTACCCCCCTGCGCTTCATGCTCTCTTCGAGCTGGATTTGAATTTGCATCAGATTCGGTTGTTCATTGTTTTGCAACATATAAAGCTCCTTTGAAATTACTGCTAGATTGGAAATTAAATAGACAAAGAAAATCCCCCAAGCCTTTTAGGATCGGGGGTTAAGAATAAAACTTACTGCTGTGTCATCTGTGGCAGATGGTGGCTGTCACAAGGTTTGACATGCTTTCCAAGTTGTTGACTATTTCGTTGGTGCGAGTGGAGGGACTTGAACCCTCAATCCCTTACGGGCGACAGATTTTAAGTCTGTTGCGTATACCGATTCCGCCACACTCGCTCTCTGTTCTAGCAGACTCCAATTCTTTTAAATCTGCTGTGTCTACCGATTTCACCACTCGGGCCCGCACTAGCAATAAAGCAGTGCTAAATAATCCAAGACAAGCGGAATTTTAGCACGCAAGCCCCCTATAGGCCCCTGCTTCCTCTTTCGACCCAATACCTCAGGCCAGACTTAATAAAACATCTAGAATATATCCATGAATTTACCGGCAAAATCTTCTAGGATCAGCAAGCTTACGCGGGCTGGTCTATTGCTAATAGGGCTATGCCTTGTGGCTGGTTTAGCCCTTACTGTTGCCTATTTATATTCCGCCCAATCTAATGCCTCGGGCAAGAGAACTATTAAGGGTATTGGTGACTCTATTGCCATTACTTTTGATGAAGTTGATATTCCGCATATCAATGCAAAAAGTCAGGCAGACGCCTACTTTGCCTTAGGCTACCTTCATGCTACTGAGCGTTCCTGGCAAATGGAAATGAATCGTCGCATTGCTAGCGGACGACTTTCAGAAATTCTAGGCAACGATACTGTAAAAATTGATCGCTTTGTGCGCACCTTAGGTATCAAGCGAGCAGCTGAGCGTCAGTTTGATCGCTACCCTATTGCTGCTAAGCGTCTACTGCAAGCCTATGCTGATGGCGTTAATGCTGGTAACGCGCAATTAGGATGGGCGCTACCAATTGAATATTTTTTGACGGGATCAAAACCGGGCCACTGGTCACCAACAGATAGCGTTGCCTGGATGTTGATGATGGCTTATGACCTGGGTGGAAACTGGCAAAAAGAATTGCAAAGACTTGAGCTATCTCAATACCTGACAACGAAGCAAATTTGGGAAGTTGTACCAACCTTTGAGCCTAGCGAGCCGGTCAGTAATATGGATTTTTCCAAGCTGTATCGAGAGCTCAAAGTCTTTAATCCCTCCCCAGGTCCAGTTGAAGGTAGACCACAAAATCTTCCCTCTACAGAGTTGAGTCAATGGGAGCAGATGGGTGGAAAAGATGGCATTGGCTCGAATAATT